TCGAGAAAGCGTCCAAGTCTCAGGTATGGGCAGACAGTAGGAATATGATCACATGACTTTCAGTGTTCAAAACATCGTTGCTTCTCTCAACAAAACTGGCGTTGCAAAATCGTCTCACTTTGAAGTTCAGATCACAGGTCTTGGTGACTCTGATCTTGAACGCGATATGATGTTTAGATGCGATACCGCAGAACTTCCCGGCCGAACTGTTACATCTGCTGAATATAAGATATATGGCCATGTAAGAAAAATACCATATGGTTCTCTCGTAGGAGATATCAATCTAGAATTTCTTCTCAGTGAAGATATGAGAGAGAAAGAATACTTTGAAAAGTGGATAAACACCATCTCTGGAACAAACAGTTTTGGTTCATCTAATGGTACTTACAATATCGAATACTATGATACCATAACAGGTGTTGTAAACATTCGTCAGTATGGTGAAGCAGGACAACTAAGTAGTGTACACACATTGCTAGAAGCATACCCTGTTGCAATCAATCCAGTAACAATGAACTGGCAGAGTGAAGACGTAGCAAAACTATCAGTGACTATGGCTTATAGAGATTACAAAGTTGTATTCAACCGTTCCGATCAGCCAGGCTTGGGTTCTTCTTTTGGATTCTCATTTGGACCAGGCGGCTTTGCAGCAGCAGCAAATGTTCCGGGCCTAGGAAATATTTCAGCACAAAGTGGACTTGGCGCTGTAGGAACTGTAACCACACCTTTTGGAGCGATCAGACTTTAATAACATAATGGAGTAAATTATGGTTTTACCAGTAGTATCAACCCCGACTTTTACTACTGTTGTCCCATCGACGGGCGAACAGATTGAATACAGACCTTTTCTAGTGAAAGAAGAAAAAACTCTTCTGATTGCTCTAGAAAGTAAAGAACCAACTGATATCGCAAGAGCGGTATCGAACTTGTTGTCAGACTGTATCATTAGTGATATTGATGTAAAGAAGTTAGCAACCTTTGATATTGAATACTTGTTCCTTGTGCTTAGAGGTAAGAGTGTTGGAGAAGTAATCACTGTATCTATTGGACATACTGATAGCGAGTGTACACACAAGACAGAAGTGCAAATCAATATTGATGACATCAAAGTTCAAGGTGAAGTGAAAGACAGTAAGATTATGCTCAATGATAATTTGGGTGTTATGCTTAAGTATCCGAATATCGATGCTGTATCAAGAGGAGATATGGATACTGCTGAAGAAGTCTTCAATTTTGTTGCAGATCATATTGATTATGTTTTTGATGCTGAGAATGTATATAACGACTTTAGTAAGCAAGAGATCAATGAATGGATTGGTACACTGAATCAAAACCAATTCCAGATGATTTCAAACTGGTATGCTGACATGCCTAGCTTGAAACACACTGTGACATTTACTTGTCCACAATGTGGTGAAGAGGAGACTATCGTTTTGGAGGGCTTGCAAAGTTTTTTTACTTAGGCTTGAGTCATGACTCGTTGGCCAATTACTATCAACTAAACTTTGCTATGATGCAACATCATAAATACTCATTGACTGAACTTGATAACATGATCCCTTTTGAAAGGGACATATATGTGAATTTGTTAAAGAACTATCTTGAAGAACAAGAAGAAAAACAAAAAGCACAGAAGAGGTAAGTCATATGGCTGAAGAAACAAAGACTATTGATGCTAAAGCCGTTGAGGGTATGGACACAAATGGTGATGGTCACATTTCACAAGAAGAAATGGAGATGAATTTGGAATTTAAAAGAAAGAAGATGGAAGATGAAGATGCACAAAGAGATGCAATCCGTAAGATGGCTTGGTTCTCTCTAATCGGCTTGCTTGTGTATCCTATTGGTATTGCTATTACATCACTTCTTGGATTAGATAAAGCTGCTACTCTGATTGCAGATATTGCTCCAACATATTTTGCATCTATTGCAGTGTTGGTATCAGCATTCTTTGGTGCAGACGCATTCAGAAAGAAATAGGATAAGACATGGCGCTACCACCAGCCTCTGAAGGTGACATCACGATTGCTAAGAATCAAGAGATTCAAACTGACGCAATCAACCACAACACCGCAGCGTTTGCAGCACTAGGCTCAAAACTGTCAGGAGGTTTTGATGGCTTGAAATCTGGTGTAGCCAGTTTAGGTAAAACCGCAAGCATAAATCTAGAATTCATGAAGGACAGCGCAGCAGCAGCAAGAAACCAAGCTGGGTTTGCACTAGAAGCATCTCGTGAACAAGCTAGAAAGATGGGATCGATGTTCTCCAATATTGGAGACAAACTTGCTGGAATAGGTTCTGCATTTAAGAGTGGTGTACTTGATAAATTTAAGGCTGATGGTGGTGGTATCTTTGGTAAGATAACAAAAGTACTGAAAGGACTTCTACTTGGTGCTGGACTATTCGCTATATTCCAGTTAATCAAAGACTGGTCTGGTGGTGATCTAAGTAAGTTCAAAGAAGCGTTTGAAAAAATAAAAACACTCTTTGTAGAAAAAATCTTTCCTGTGTTACAGAAAATATACAACGACGTACTACTACCGCTCTTTGACTTCTTTATTAAAACGGCTCTACCGATATTCATAGACACCTTTGGTGGTATCTTAGATTCATTTATGAGAAACATTGATGGTGTTATTGAAGGATTTAGAGATATATTCGGTGGTGGTGAAGGCGGTATCCTTGGTGGTATTACAAAGATTGTTACGGGTGTTGCTACATTCTTGGCCGAATCTCTTGATCTAGTCCTTACTGGTATCCTAAAAATCTTTGGTGTGGATTTTGGTGAAAGTGGAACGCTCTTTGGTTCTATTGGAAATTTCTTTATGGGACTGTCCACATCTGTTGGAGATTGGGTTGGGGGTCTCCTTACAGCAGCAGACGAATTCTTTATGCAGTTCTCTCTATACAGAACTATTAAGAATAAGATGTCAGAGATATGGGAAAGTATTACATCATTATTTTCTTTTCCCGCAGAAGCAGATGCATTCCTAAGTCGATATAGTGTATATAACTTCTTTAAGGAAACCTTGGGTGATATATGGAATACTATATCAGGAATATTTGGTGGTGACTTCAGTAAAGAAAATCTTCTTGGTGGAGCGATGGCCCTTACCGATTTAGTGTTCTATGGTGTAAACCTTGCTATCAATTCAATTAAAGATATCTTTGGTTGGGGTAATCCAGAGGAACCGTTTAGACTTTCTCAGTTCATTGTAGACAGCTTCAATTCTGTTGTTGACTGGTTCAACAGTATATTCAATTTTGATCTTGGTAGTATCTTACCAGATATTCAACTACCAGACTTGGGTAAACTTATCAAAAGTTTTGTAGGCGGTATGTTACCTGATCCTGATTCATTTTTGGGTAAAGGTTTGTATGCATTACCAGGCACGGACTTCCTCAAGGAAGCAGCAATGGCTTCTATGCAGGGTCCAGAGGTAGCTGCTGGTGCTGGTGGATTAGCTGGTGTAGATATTGATAGAAGAAGTCAGTCAATAGATCAGATGGCTATGCGTGGTGCCGGCCAACCAGCTATGGATGCAAGCACTAATATTGTGTCAAATTCCTCTACATCCGTAAGACCAACTACAGTTGTTTCGGTATCCCCACAAAGTCGTATATCACGATGGGAAACTGCTGGAGCAATTCCATCAGGTCTTTAAAAGATTTCACAAGCTAAAAAAAGAGGGGGCCGAAGCCCCCTCAGTTTCTTGCTATAGGCATCAGTCCTCTTCAGCAAGTTTTTCAAAAAAGGAGAGTGTATCATCTTCTTCCGAACTAGCACTCACCGCTTCTTGCTTTGGAGCAGGCGCAGCCTTTGGAGCGGGTGCATCTACAACAGTGCTTTCAGCAGTAGTATTCGGCTTTGGGGATGATCCATCCAGACCCAGAACACGATTCAGCTTTGCTTGTAGTTCAGCATAAGACTTGAAGTTCTTACGATCCAGAAAATCTTGAAGCGAATAAAGACCTTCGTAGACTTGTTCTAGTTGGCCATCATCACCATCAAGTAGTGCAGAAGGTGAGTCAAACTCAGACTTATCATAATTACGATAACCTTCTACGTTGCGAATCTTCAGTTTAAGATCAGCACCTTCCCAAAAGTCAAATGGGTTGATTGGTGATTCATCTTCAAACTCAGGATTCATAGCCTCGTTAAGTTTGTCGAAAATCTTCTTACCAAACTTATAGAGACGTACCTGTCCTTCATTGGACGGATTAGCAGGGTCTTTCACCACATAGATATTCGCAATGTAGGTGAGACGACGCTTCTGTTTACGAGCCTGATCTTTACCAGCATCAGTACCGTTATTCCACAGCATTGAATTGTATTCAGAAACAGGGTCCTTCTCATTGAAGGTAGTCAGAGAGTTTTCAATATACCAACCGCCTGGGCCTTGGAAACCATGATTGAATGTGCGTACCCACGGCAAGTCTTCACCGCGAGGCTCTGGTAGAAAACGAACTACCGCATAGCCATTACCAGCCTTATCGACTGTAGGAGTCCAGAAGCGATCATCAGATGATCCGCCTTCGTTAGGTGTGTTGATTTTTGTCGTCTCTGAAACGAGTTTGCTCAATGAGTTTGAGCGGGACTTTTTAAGTGCTGCAAAATCTGTAGCCATTTGTGTATACTCCGTATGTTGTGTATGTTGCGTATTTAAGTTTGTCCAATATAGCATAATGTAAGCGTTGTGTCAAGCATTATTATTTAGGTATGTATTCTACCCCATGCATATACCATTGAACATCATAATGCTTTTCACTTTGCGGGGCGACTCCTTGGTACTGTTGCGTCCAAGCAATCTCTACTTCGTATTCTTTCAGTTGTTCTTTTAGAACAGCGTTCTCCTCTCTAAGTTGCTTTAATTCACCGACATATGCTTCTACTTCATTATTCATTGAAAACCTCCAATGTTAAGTTCTTATATTTTGCTTTGTCGATATTGGTATAACTATACAGGAACCTTGGATATTTGTCAAGCAATTTCAGAAAGTCATTTAGCATCATGTCGTCTTGCTTGCTCCACAGTTTACTGTAGCCAACCAAATCATTGAGAATCACACAAGTGTTGATGTGTACCTTGTTTCTCAGATACATTCTAAAGAGTAGTGGATGTCCTTTCTCTGATGTGAATAGTTTATCAAAATCAGACTCAAAGTCGTAGATTGTCTCCAAGTCTTCCTTGTAGCTGTATGTAAGAGATTCAAGATTCTTTACATACTTCTTATATATAATCTCTCCCTTACCCCCCATCATATTACCGATCCACATATTCTCTGAATCAGCAATGATGTTAGAAATTAGATACTTTACAAAATCATCTCTATCAAATCGCTTTGCTACTTTCTCAAAGGTGTATCTGTCCTTACGAGACATGTAAGAACTTTCATTGACTTTCATCTTACCATTGTAACGAAAGTAGTCGTAGTTCTTTTGACGGAAATGATTTGTAACTGCTAGGTATGTCTGATATGCTTCAAACCCATTCATATAGGTAACTTGGCCGACTTAGGTAAGAAGTTCAAGTCTTGTGCTTCTGCTTCGATCTTAGTCTTCAGAACGCTACCGATAAGTTTAGCAGCAACCTCTATCTCCACATTTTCTTGTTCACAATACCAGACAACCGCATCCATATAAGAGATGCGCTTATCAGATGATATCGATTCAATCATCTGTGAGAATTTTGCTGTAGTCATTACTTCAAGTGCCATTACCAAATACCTTGTTATGTGTATTGTTTACTTTAACAAAAGTTGCACACTTTGTCAAGTCTTTAATTCGTCTTGCTCCTGCGTATGTGCATGTCGAGCGGAGTCCGCCAAGAATATCTTGGATAGTAGAATTAACACTTCCTTTGTAGGGAACAAGGACTTCCTTTCCCTCTGCGGCTCTATAGTCTTTGAGTCCACCAAAGTGTTTTTCATTTGCAGCCTCCGATGACATTCCGTAGAATTGAACAAACTTCTTTTCTTCTATGACTTCCTCATAGTAGGTCTTAGATTCAATATCTCCACCATAACCATCA